TGGAAAGAAAAAGGATGCTAAAGAATTTGATGTCTTCAAGGATCAATTTGTTAAGGGTGCTTCGCAATACCTTTCGCCAAATGATGCGTTAGACCTATGGCATGACTTTGAGGCTCACGCAGGTTACTCATTCAATAAGTCTCACGCTGTAGCATACTCAACACTTTCTTACTGGACAGCATGGTTAAAGTACCACTATCCTCTAGAGTTTATGTTTGCACTACTTAAGAACGAAAAAGACAAAGATGGAAGAACGGAGTATTTGATTGAAGCGAAACGTATGGGTATCCCTGTTAAACTTCCGCATCTTAATGATTCAGAAATTGATTTTAAGATTGAGGGTAAAGGAATTAGGTTTGGGCTTACGGGTATTAAATATATCTCTGACAAGATTGCAGAAAGATATATCGCAGGCCGTCCGTTCACATCATATAAAGAAGTAGAAGAGTTCACATTTACAAAGGGTAATGGCGTGAATAGTCGTGCACTACAGGCAATGAGATGCGTAGGAGCACTTACATTCCCAGATAATCCAGCAAATCCACAAGAAGTTAAGGAAAATCTATACGAATACCTAAACCTTCCTGAGTTTAATATGTCTGTGCCACAACACTATTACGCATATATTAATGATGTTGAAGAGTACGAAGAGACTGGATCATTTGTTCTTATGGGAATGGTCAAGTCAATCAAGCGAAGTAAGGGTTGGTCAAGAGTAGAATTACTTGATAAGACTGGCAGTGTTGGAATCTTTGATGAAGAAAATACAACAATTGAAGCTGGAAAGACATACTTACTTCTTGCATCAGATAACAGAATTGTATCTGCAATTCCTGCAGATGAGATTAAAGATTCAAAAGATTCTTTAATTAAGTTCTTAAACTATAAAATGTTGCCATATAAAGAGGGAGAGCACTTTGTTGTTTCCTTCAAGCCAAGAGTAACAAAGGCTGGCAAGAAGATGGCTTCACTAGTTGTTGCAGATGCTGGCAGAGAAATGCATTCAGTAGTTGTATTTCCAATGCAATTTGCTAAAGCATACATGAAGATTGAAGAAGGTAGTGTTTATAAGTTTGAGTTTGGAAAGACAAAGGATGGAACTGTTATAATGAATGAGGTAGAAAATGTTTGATGATTTAGCAATTGCATTACACGAAACAGCAGTAGCAAAAGGTTTTTGGCCTGAAGATGTTGATGATATCTTTATTGCAAAGCAGTGTATGATGATCGTGTCTGAAGTAACTGAGGTTATGGAAGCAGTTCGTAAAGATAAAGGTGAAGAAGAGATTGCTAAAGAAGTAGCAGACATTTTAATTCGTACTCTTGATCTATATGCAGGAATGGTTGAAGCAGGGTATACTAAGATATCGCTAGATTACGCAATGGAAGAAAAGACTAATTTTAATAAGACTAGACCAGAGAAGCATGGGGTACGATTTTAATGATGACAGTAGAAGAAGTATTAGCTCAGCTTAGCCCAAAACTAAGAAAGACTGTAATGGCTGGAGACACGATTCCAGCAACAGAATATGCATCAACCCCTAGTTTTGGTTTAAACCGTGCATTAAACGGTGGATTGCCCTATGGTCGTCAAGTACTTGTCTGGGGCTCTAAATCCTCTGCAAAGTCCTCTTTATGCCTTCAGATGATAGGTTTAGCACAGAAGGAAGGAAAGATCTGTGCTTGGATTGATGCAGAAATGTCATATGATAAGAAGTGGGCAGAAAGCCTTGGTGTTGACTCATCTAAGCTTATCGTATCTCAGTGTCGCACAATTAATGAAATGGTTGATGTCGGAACTAATCTTATGAATGCTGGAGTTGATATAATAGTTATTGACTCTATTACGTCATTGCTGCCAGCAATATATTTTGAAAAGGATTCAGATGAACTTAAGCAACTTGAAAATACAAAGCAAATTGGCGCAGAGTCAAGAGACTTTAGTAACGCTTGGAAAATGCTTAACTACGCTAATAACAAGGTTAAGCCAACTATGTTGGTACTTATTAGCCAGTCTCGCAATAATATTAGTGCTATGTATACTAGCCAGCAGCCTACTGGTGGTCAGGCTACTAAATTTTATTCTTCAACAGTCATTAAACTTTTTTCATCAGAATCAGACAATCAAGCGATTAAAGGTAAAATCCACGTTGGAGACAAGCTTATTGAAGAGAAGATTGGTCGCAAGATTCGCTGGGAACTACAATTTTCTAAGACTTCTCCTGGCTTTCAGTCTGGCGAGTATGACTTTTATTTCAGGGGAGATAATGTTGGTATTGATAGCATTGGCGATCTTGTTGATACGGCTGAAATGATGGGAATTGTAGAGCGAACAGGTGCTTGGTATGTTCTTCCAGATGGCACAAAGGTTCAAGGTCGTGATGGCTTTGTTAACAGAGTTAGAGAAGATTTAGACTTACAAGATTCAATTAAGAATAAGATTTTAGATGTCTGAAAAATTTACTATTTTTTCAGGAAAGTTTCCATGTAAGACTTGTGGAGAAGAAGTTCTATCTTTAAGGCTGTGGAAAGAAAGTGCAGATTTAACTTGGATGTGTTCTGCCAAACACCTATCAAAGGTGCCAATTATTATGACAAGGAAAGACTTTGAGCGAAAGAGCGGAAAGTAAAAGAATTGGTGCTAAACAGCACAAGAATTCTGGACGTAATACACACAAGGGCGATGCTACTTGGAAGAACTTTACTGTAGACTTTAAAGAATGCTCAAAATCATTTACCCTCAATAAAGATGTATGGGCTAAGGCTGTTACAGATGCTATTAGGAATGGCAATGATCCAGCAATACTTGTGGTCCTTGGTGATGGAAATTCAAAGGTAAGATTGATGATAACTGAATTTGAAATAATGGAACAAATGATAGGAGAAGAAAATGAGTGAACAACAACAAACAACAATAGAGATGGTAGATGGATTATCTGAAATAGCAGACTATATGCAAGATGAAGAGCTAACGGCAGCACTAACCTTCATTGCTAAGATCATTATTAAGCCAGACATTCCTCTTAATGTGGCAACTGTAGAGATAGTCAGGCTTCAAGCAATAGCAGCAAAGATGGCATTCAAAGCAACTTGGATGGCTAATGTTGACAAAAATGATAGGGCAAAAAAGAACATTTATTACACGGCAGCAGAATCAATCAACAACTTGGTATCAGCACTCAAATATATTATGCGCTAACCTGGTATACTTATATAAACAAAGGAATAGTTATGACAAAAAACTTACTAAAGCAAATAATGATTAAAGAGGTTGAGACACCAGCACAGATTGATGCACAAGAGCTTGTAAAGGCTATTGAGGCTGGATATCTTGTGGGGCGTGAGCCTAAGCATACACAGAAGAAAACTTTTGGTCCTTCTACAATTGCCTATGGTCATGGAGAATGTCCTAGATACTGGTACCTTGCATTTGAGGGAGCGATATTTGAAGATAACTCTGACCCATATGCAGTAGCAAATATGACTAATGGAACTCTTGCTCATGGAAGAATTGAGACAGCGTTTAAGAACTCTGGTATTTCAATTGATTCAGAGTTTAAGATTTTTAATGATGATCCTCCAATTTTTGGTTATGTAGATAACTTTATTAACTGGAAGGGTGAAGAGGTTGTTGTTGAAGTAAAGACTACCAACAACGAAGTCTTTGAATACCGTAAGCGTACAGGTAAGCCTAAGATGGGGCACGTTGTACAGATTCTGATTTATATGAAGATTCTTAAGAAGGCAAAGGGTGTTCTTATTTATGAGAACAAAAATAACCATGAGCTTCTTGTAATTCCAGTAGAAGTAAATGATCATTACCGTAAATGGATTGATGAAGCTTTTGAATGGATGAGAGTTGTTCGTAAGTCTTGGGAAGTTAAAGAGCTTCCAACAAAGAACTACAGATCAAACTCTAAAGTTTGCAAAAACTGTCCAATTAAAAAAGCATGTGACGAAGCAGGAGCAGGTGTTGTGAAGATAGCATCTCTGGAGGAACTGAGTGAAACTTTGTAGCAGATGTGACACTAGGTTTAAGCCAAAGGTCAGTTATCAAATTTACTGCAGCCTTGAGTGTCGTGACCTTGCTACAAAAGATAAAATTCAGGAAAGATACCAGATAACTCGTAGACAAAAAAGAAAGGGGAAGGACCGTAGATGCTTGGGTGGATGCGGAACTTCTCTTTCTATCTACAATGATTCTGGATTCTGTGCCAACTGCAATGTTAGTGAAAAAGCAGTTAATAAAATGTTAAAAGAGATAAAAGGATTTATTGAGTATGACCAAGAATAAGTGGGGTATTGAAGTGCAACCAGAACGTATTTGTGCTATTGATGCTAGCACGAATAGTCTTGCTTATGCTATATACGAAAATAAAGCTCTAAAAGAGTACGGGAAAATAAACTTTGAAGGAAATGACATCTATGTAAAAGTAGGTGATGCAGCAAGAAAGACTAAGGCTTATTTTGATACTGTTATGAAAGCTGATGCTATTGTTATTGAACATACTGTTTTTATGAACAGCCCAAAGACTGCTGCTGATCTTGCATTAGTTCAAGGTGCACTGTTGGGTGCTGCTGCTATGTGTGGAATTAGAACGGTAGGTAAGGTTTCACCAATAACATGGCAAAACTACATAGGCAATAAGAAGATATCCAAAGAAGAGAGGGCAATAATAGTTGCTCGTAATCCTGGAAAGTCTGAGTCATGGTATAAAACATTTGAGCGTAACCTACGTAAACAGCGCACAATTGACTTCATTGAGTTTGAACATAAGAGAAAAATTGAAGATAATGATGTGGCAGATGCTTGTGGCATTGGTCATTGGGCTATCAATAACTGGAATAAAGCTATGGGGGTTGACAAATAATATCATGGCTGGTAAACTATATACATCAGAGGTTTGGCTTCGTAAAAGGTTTTTAATGGACAAAAAATCTCCTGAAGAAATTGCTAAAGAGTGTGGGGCCAGCGTAGAAACAATCTATGTTTACCTTGCTAAATTCGGATTAAGAAAGAGTAGACGATGAATAAATTACAAAAGGTTGTTATTGGATTAGGTGTTGCTGGTGCTGTTGGATTGACTTATGTAGTAACAGCTCTAAAGGGTATGCCAGAGGCATTTGATTGGGAAGAAGAGGAAGACGATGCTGAACAATATTAAATATTTAATTAAACAATATTTTTGTAAGCACATTGATTCTTCAATATCTTCATGTCCTTTTACTGGAAAAACATACACAATGTGCTTGACATGCTCCAAAAGACTAGATGAGAGGTTGACATAATGAGTGATAATTTAAACATCACTGTTGATCAGGTGAATCATCCACGACATTACACAACAGATCCTTCTGGAGTAGAGTGTATTGAGATTACACGTCATCGTAACTTTAATATTGGAAATGCTTTTAAGTATCTCTGGAGAGCAGGACTTAAAGATGAGTCAAAGACTATTCAGGATTTAGAAAAGGCTATTTTTTATATAAAAGATGAAATTAATAGACTAGAAGGCAAGTATGTCAACTGAAGAAGAGTTAATCAAGCATCTTGATATAATGAATAATGTTGTAGGTGAATACCTAAAGGGTAGTGATCCAACAACAATTTCTAAAGAGTTAGCAATTCCAAGAACTCGTGTTGTTGCATATATTGATGAATGGAAAGAAAAAACATCTAACAATACAGCAATACGTGCTCGTGCTAAAGATGCACTTGCAGGTGCAGATGCACACTACAGCAAACTTATCTTAAAGTCTTATGAAGTTATTGATGAGGCATCAATGACCAATAATCTTAGTGCAAAGACTGCAGCAATTAAACTTGTAATGGATATTGAATCTAAGCGTATTGATATGCTACAAAAAGCTGGTCTACTTGAAAACAAGGAGCTTGCTGAAGAGATGGTTGAGATTGAACGCAGACAAGAAGTTCTTATTGGAATTCTTAGAGATGTGGCATCTGAACACCCAGAGGTAAGAGATATCATCATGCAACGGCTATCTGCTATTGCCAAAGAAGGAGAAGTGATTACAGTTGTCCACGATGTTCAATGATTTCTTTGAAGTACTAAAAGAAAATCATTTTGTTGAGAAGCCTGTTGACGCAAAGACATTTGTTGAGTCTCCAGAGTATCTTGGGCAACCCCCATTATCTGAAATTCAGTACGATATTGTTGAGGCAATGAGTCAAATCTATCGTAAAGAAGATGTTATAGATATTCGTGGTGAAGATGGTGAAGCATACTATAAAAAATATACTAAGAATGAGATTATTCTGCAACTTGGCAAGGGATCTGGAAAAGACTTCGTATCTACAGTAGCCTGTGCATATGTAGTATATAAAATGTTATGTTTAAAAGACCCAGCAATATATTATGGCAAGCCTGCTGGTGATGCTATTGATATTATTAACGTTGCTATCAATGCTCAACAGGCTAAGAACGTTTTCTTTAAAGGTTTTAAGTCAAAGATTGAAAGATCACCATGGTTTGCAGGAAAGTATAATCCAAAAGCAGACTCAATTGACTTTGATAAATCAGTAACAGTTTATTCTGGTCACTCAGAACGTGAATCACATGAGGGTTTGAACTTGTTTATGGCAGTTCTTGATGAGATTTCTGGTTTTGCATCAGAGGTAGCAACAGGAAATGAGCAGGGAAAGACTGCTGATAATATATATAAAGCTTTTCGTGGTACTGTAGACTCACGTTTTCCTGATCTTGGAAAGGTTGTTTTACTTTCATTCCCAAGATATCAGGGTGACTTTATATCTCAAAGATATGATGCAGTAATAGCTGAAAAAGAAATTGTGGATAGAAGTCATAAGTTTATTATTAATGAAGATTTACCACATGACAACCCAGATAATAGTTTTGAAATATCTTGGGAAGAAGACCATATTCTTTCCTATAAAGTTCCAAAGGTACTAGCATTAAAGCGTCCAACATGGGAAGTAAATCCTACTAGACAGATTGATGACTTTAAGATTGCATTCTTGACAGACCTAGGAGATGCAATGATGCGCTTCTTGTGTACACCAACATACTCATCTGACGCATTCTTCAAGCAAAAAGATAAACTTATTAACTGCATGACATTAACAAATCCTGTGGATAGTTTTAGAAGATTTGCAGAAAACTTTAAGCCAGACCCAGATAAACAATACTATGTTCATGCTGACCTTGCACAGAAACACGATAAGTGTGCTGTTGCTATTGCACATGTTGACAAGTGGGTAAATATTCAGGTAATTAAGGATTATGAACAGGTAGCACCAATAGTTGTAGTAGATGCAGTAGCATGGTGGGAGCCAAAGGCAGAAGGACCCGTAAACCTATCTGAGGTAAAGCAGTGGATTATTAATCTACGCAGACAGGGTTTTAATATTGGAATTGTTTCCTTTGACCGTTGGCAATCATATGATATTCAGCAAGAGCTTAAGCAGGTAGGAATAAGAACTGATACTGTTTCTGTTGCCAAAAAACACTACGAAGATTTAGCAATGATGGTCTATGAAGAGCGTATTGCTATGCCCATGATTCCACTGCTTCTGGATGAAATGTCAGAGCTAAAGATCATGAAGGGTAATCGTGTAGATCACCCTAGAAAGAAGTCTAAGGACTTAGCAGATGCTGTTTGTGGGGCAGTATTTGGTGCCATTTCTCATACCCCAAAGGAAATGAATATTGAGATAGATATTCATACTTGGGGATCTGCGGACAAAGTTGCAAGACAGCAGAGAGCTATGGTAGAATTGGAAGACAGGCAAATGCCTGAAGATGTCAAGAGCTTTCTTGATAATCTAAAATTAATATAACAAGGAGAAAGAACGAATGAATTCATTCAAGAAGATCGCACTAGCCATGGTTGCAGCCATGACTTTGGGCACACTCGTAGCAACACCTGCAAGTGCTGCTGTAATGACAGTCGCAGTAACACTAGACGGAACGGCTAATACAACCGCTTCTGCTATTGCTACACCTGCTGCATTGCCAGTACCTGCAGATAACTCAGTTGACGCTGCTGACGCATTAAAGTTCGTAGCAACAGTTGACACAGGAACAAGCGTTTCTGTAACAGCGACAAACGCAACAATCGTGTCTGCACTACACACATCTGCTGCACCAGTAGGAGCATCATCAGGATCATCATCTTTGACGATTGCAACTGGTACAGGAACAACAGCAACATTTTACGTATACACAAAGACAACAGCAATTGGTACAGTTGTAATCAACAACCAGGGAACAACCCTTACATATTATGTTCAGGGAACTGCTGGCAAGATTAACTCTCTTGTAGTCTCTGCACCAACATCAGGTGCTGCTGGAACAAAGCAGGATATTACAGTAACTGCAACAGATACATTTGGTAACAAGGTATCAGGTAAGTCAATTACTGCAACAGTCTTTGCTGCTACAGCAACACTGGATACAGCAACAGCAACAACTGGTGCTACACTTTCAGACTTTGGAGTTGCTACATTTAAGGCAACACTTCCAACAACTGGAACACGCTCACTAATCACATTTGCACCAACAACATCAACAGATGCAACAACTGCAGATGTAGTTGGACTACCTGCTCGTGCACTAGCACCATTTGCAGAAATTGCAGTTCGTGATCTAGTATCAGAGCTTGCTGCACAGACTGCTGCTAAGGATGCAGCAATCGCTGCTAAGGCAGTTGCAGATGCTGCAGTTGTAAAGGCTGCTGCAGATGCAGTAGCTGCTAAGGCTGCTTCAGATAAGGCACTTGCTGATGCAAAGGTTGCTGCAGATGCAGCACTTGCTGCAGCAGTTAAGGTAGAGACAGACAAGGCTGCTGCTGCTAAGGTAGCATCAGATGCTGCTCTACTTGCTAAGGATGCACAGATTGCTAAGTTGACTGCAGATAACGCTGCAGCAATTAAGGCTATGAAGGCTGCATTTAACAAGTTGGCTCTTCAGTGGAACAAGAAGAATCCAAAGGCTAAGGTTGCTCTAGTAAAGTAACAATAACTTAAAAGTTTGGGAGTCAGGAAACTGGCTCCCTTTCTTTTTTCCCATATGTCTAACTGAATAGTTTGATATAATGGGTATGAGGAGAGTACACCACTTGAAAAAGCTCTTGCGTATATCCACCGTATTTACCCTTGCCTTTTCTTGGCTTCTTATAGCCCCTACAGAGGCTAATTCTGACGATCCTTTAACTGTTGCAGCACAAAAGATTCAAAACCTCAATAGCGCAGTAGATAAATTAGACTATAAAGATGGTCTAATAGGCATGATTGACATAGCAGAGAACAAGTTTATGTATGCTAAAAATCTGCGGGATGTCAGGGATGAAGCAATTGCAGACTATGAAGATGCAATAGAGGCAGAAGAGTTAGCCTTAGATGCAGTAGACCTTGCTCAGTCCAATGTAGATGGTCAAACAGTAACAGTAGAACTTGCCTTTGATCATAAAGAAGATGCCCTACAAGACAAGAATGATGCACAAGATGCACTTGCTATAGCCAACATTAATCTCCAAACAGCACAGTCAAATATACAATCTGCTGGTGGACAAGGTTTGGCGTACACTGTTTATTATCTAACAAGGTCATTTGGAAATGTAGCAGTGCCAAGTGGAGTTATTTGTTCTGGTACTTGGAACTCAAACTCTATGCAACTTCCAGTATGCGGAAGATATGAAAACTTTATAGTTAAATTTACTGGAAGAATTACTGTGCCAGATCATTGGGAAACAACATATTTTGCAGGACTTACAGATGATGGTTTTAGAATGTATATCAATGGACAACTTGCTATCAATAACTGGCAAGAGCAGGGCACTACTTGGAGTCAATATTCTCCTGTATATGATGTAACCACAGACAAAACATTTGATGTAGAGATCTGGTGGTACAACGGTGGAGGGCCAGGAAACTATCATCTTGGATGGGCAATTCCTGGAGGATGGACTGGGGCAGGTTGTGACTATACTGGAGGTTGGGGAGTAGGATTTAGTTGCAACCTTGGAACATTTTCTTCTGGTTCTGGACCAACACAGGCACAATTAAATTCTTATGATCAAGCACTTGCTACCAAGAATGCAGCACAACAAGATTATAATAATGCTTTGTCAGAATATAATGACAAACTAAGCGTATATAATCAGGCAGTTTCAGAATTAAATTCATTAAATCAAATATTAATTAATAAAGAATCTGAATACGACAATGCAGTAAATGATACAGAGGATGCTTTGTCTGAAAAAAATAATGCTATAAATAATTTTGATAATGCTATCAATGATTTAAATAGTGCAATTGATGACGCATGGCGTTACTATGATGAGCAAATGCAGAGAGAAATTCAAAGAGCAATTGCCCAAGCAGCCGCTGCTGCTGCAGCAAACCAGCCTAAGCCAGAGCCATCTCCAGAACCAAAGCCAACTATTGAACCAGAGAAGCCAAAGCCTTCTCCACCACCAACAGATAAGCCTGAGCCAAAGCCAACTAATCCTACTGCCACAGAAGAGCCAAAGCCTGAGCCAACAAAGCCAATTGACCCTAAACCAGAACCACCAAAGGAAGAGCCAAAGCCTGAGCCAACAAAGCCAGAAGAACCTAAGCCTACACCAGCCCCAAGTCCTGAACCAAAGCCAGAACCTACTCCAGAACCTACTATTGAGCCATCTCCAGAGCCTAAGCCACTTCCAAGACCAGACTTTAAGCCAGCAGAAAATATTGATCCATCCATTAAAGACCCAGAGCTAGCAGCACTCATTCCTCAGAAAGGAACGGGAACATCTGAGGATTTATCTGGAGTTATTGCTAACCTTACAAGCAAGGATAATAAGTTAGTTAAACTTTCTCCAGAGCAGACAGCAGCAGTAAGCCAGACCCTTAAGTCTTTGACTCAAGAAGCAAAGCAAGAACTTGCATCAGACCTTGGTATCTCAGCAGTAGAAGTTGCAAAGGTGGCAGAGGCGATGAAGTCAGATCCAGCAGTTGCATCAGCATTTGTTGAGTTCACAGATAGAGCAGAAGAAGCAGGGGATTCAGCAATGCCATTTACATTAGCAGATGCAGTAACAGAGGTTCAAACAGAGGCATTTCTTGCTGACCCATTGGGAGCAATTACAGAGATAGATTTTGAAAAGGTTTTAAACCCAGCAG